CCTCGGTTACAAACACCTTTTTAGAGTGGAACGGTACAGGATTTGCTTGGGCTGCAGCTAGCGGAGCAACTACCGCTCAGGCTTTGACCTTTAATAACGGTGGTGCGGGAGCTGCTTCGGGAACTACTTTTAATGGTAGTGTTGCAGAAACTATCTCTTACAACACACTCGGTGCAGCTGCGGCAAATGGTGCTAATGCAAGTGGTACATGGAACATCAGCATTTCTGGAGTAGCTGCTACCACTAGTCAGACTAATTTTAGTGACTTGACAATTAATACCTTTCAAGTACTGTCAGCTGCAAACTTTAATTCCTATGCCCCTACGCTCACTGGTACGGGAGCTAGCGGCACTTGGCCAATCGGTATTACTGGTAATGCAGCAACTGCAACCGATGCCAATAACTTAAACCTAGCAGCTGGCTCTGGAGCCACTAATTACTTAATGTTCAGTTCAACAGCTGCTGGCTATAGCGCAGGATTAACAAACACTGGCCTCACTTATGATGGTGCAACAAATGCAATCACTGGTGGTATTGCTGGGGGTAGTTTTTAATTTCTGGAAAATAAGGTAAAATTTTCAAAAGGATAATTTATGTCACAAAGCGGATTTACACCTATTTTGATATACGGCAGTGGGACGGCAAGCAATGTGCCTTCTGCTAGTGATTTAACCACTAATGCTGACGGTGTAGAGTTAGCGTTAAATTATACTGACGGTAAGTTATATTTTAAAAATAACTCAGGTGTAGTAACTCTTTTAGCTTCATCAGCTTCTATTGGTTCAGGCGTAACTAGCTTTAACACTCGTACTGGTGATGTTACCTTAGAATCAAGTGACGTTACTACGGCATTGGGCTATACACCCCCAACACCCACTGGTAGCGGTGCATCAGGTACTTGGGGCATTAATATTACTGGTAATGCAGCGACTGCTACAACTGCTACAACTGCGGCAAATGGAAATCCTACGGGAACCATTTTGATGTGGTCAACAGCAACAGCGCCTTCAGGGTATGTGCTCTGTGACGGGTCTGCTATTTCAAGGACAACGTACGCTGCGCTTTTTGCAGTCATTGCGACAACTTTTGGCGCTGGTGATGGATCTACCACGTTTAATGTCCCTAATTACCAGGGTAATGTCCCATTAGGTTCAAATCCATCCTATGCCTTAGCTTCTATTGGTGGATCTGCGGATGCGATTGTTGTAACTCATACTCATACAGCTACTTCTACTGTTACTGACCCTGGGCATAGTCATACCTATACTTATGATGTTCATGCCCCAGTAAGGGCTGGAAGTAATGGTGATTGCCCTTTTACACCAACAGCAGAAAATACAGGAACATCAACAACTGGTATCACCGTAGCAACAACCAATGCTTCAACTGGAACAAGTGGTACAGGTGCTAATTTACCACCATACCTTGCTATTAATTTCATTATAAAGACCTAATATGAGTTCGCTCGCATTTACCGATAATACAGCAACTGATGCTAGCAATTTAAACTTAACAGTTAGCTCTGGATTTATGAAAAATAAGGTAAAATTTTCAAAAGGATAATTTATGCCGCAAAGCGGATTTACACCTATTTTGATATACGGCAGTCCAACGGCAAGCAATGTGCCTTCTGCTAGTGATTTAACCACTAATGCTGACGGTGTAGAGTTAGCGTTAAACTATACTGACGGTAAGCTGTTTTATAAAGATAATGGGGGAACAGTCCAAGTATTGGCTACTAAAGCCACTACATCAGGCATCTTCGCTAACGACATCACCGTTCACGGTCTGACTGTTGGTTTGGGTGGTGGTGCTGTTGCTAGTAATACAGCGGTTGGTGAATCAGCTTTAGCTGGCGCAAATAGCGGTACTGGCTACAATACCTCTGTGGGTTATTTTTCGTTATCCGCAAATACAACAGGGCAATACAATACCGCAGTTGGTGGCGCATCTTTATCGGCAAATAACGGAAACAACAACTCAGCTTTTGGCTCAGGCGCTTTACAATTAAATACATCTGGCGCAAATAATACTGCAATTGGTTTTCAAACTCTTAATGCAAATTTAACTGGAGCGCAAAATGTTGCAGTTGGTTCTAATAGTTTAAATCTTACAACTGTTAACGACAATACTGGTGTCGGTTATTTTTCTTTATCGGAAAACACAACGGGAACATCCAATACTGCAATTGGTTCACAAGCGCTTAGAAACAACACCACCGCATCTAACAACACAGCAGTAGGTTATCAGGCTGGGTATAGTAATACAACTGGTGCTGATTGTTGTTTTATTGGTTCACAAGCTGGGTATAGCAATACTTCATCCAACGGGCAAACTTTTATTGGGTATCAAGCTGGATATGGTTCAGCACAAACTGGAAATGCTTTCAATTTAGCTGTTGGTTACCAAGCTGGTTCTGGTTTAACTACAGGGTATCAAAATACTTTTGTTGGTAATTTTCAATGTGGCTATAATGTTACAACAGGTACCTACAACACCATCCTCGGTGGCTACAACGGCAACCAAGGTGGCTTAGACATCCGCACAGCAAGTAACTACATTGTCCTGTCTGATGGGGCGGGGAATCCACAAGGCTATTACAACCCATCAATTCCTGCATGGAACTTAGCAGGTGGAGTGCAATTTCCAGATGCTTCTATTCAAACAACAGCAGCTTATTCTGCTGCGGCTATTACTGCTGAGTTTGCACATTCCAATTCAGCAACTAGCGGATATCAAAAGCTTCCAAGCGGAACAATTATTCAATGGGGAACTGTAGCGGTTACAAGTAGTTCTGCGATAGTATTTCCTATTACTTTTCCAAACTCCGCTACTTCTGTTATAGGAAGTGTAAATTATGGGGCATCATCTGTTCCAGCTAATCCAAATATATGCCAGTTTGCTTTAGGCTCAAATTCTGGGTTTACGGCTTATGCTACTGCAAGTCCATCAGGCGGCGGTGCTTGGTATGCTGGCGCAGCTGATATATCTTGGATTGCAATCGGATATTAAGGGAAAAATTATGTTCTATTCAAAAACCACTAACGGTTTCTACACAACCGAAATTCATGGCACAAATATGCCTTCTGATGTTGTTTCTATCACCGCAGAGCAATGGCAAGCACTTCTCCAAGGTCAAGCTGAAGGTCAGATTATTACCGCTGATGCTAATGGCAATCCAATCAATGCAGATCAGCCTGTAATTCCTGCGCCAGCCCCAACAGCAGAACAATTGGCGCAAGCTGCCAACAAAACGGCTGCTATCACTAAATTAACAGCTCTTGGCTTAACGGCTGATGAAATCTCTGCTTTGGGAATTTAATATGATAAAAGAACTCAACACCCTCGTAACAACCCAAGCTGCCCAAATTGCAGCATTACAAGCTAAAGTAGGAGCATAAAATGACCATAACTTACACAACCACAATCAACTCCCTTTACACAATCCAATCTCCACAACCTAACTATGTGGTAAATGCTTTATGGACTGTAACTGGAACAGACGGCACTAATACTGCTTCTATCCAAGGTAACACTCAACTAACTGTTCAAGAGTCTGACCCTAACTTTGTGCCTTATGCAAACCTCACAGCAGCAACGGTTATTGGCTGGATTCCAGCAGACCAAATCGCCAGTGCGCAGGCGAATGTAGCTGGTCAAATTGCATCTATTATTACTCCGCCAGTTTCACCAGCAAACACACCATTGCCTTGGGCAACTGCTTAACAACCTAACCATAAGTAATACCTCTAATAAAATTAATGTTTTGATTGGATAAATGAACGAACTAGAAACTTCCCTCTATTTTGCCACTCCGCTGTATTCAATTACACGGAGTGACTTTACGCCTGTAGTGTTACCAGTGTTTGATGAGTACGTAAAAAAGGCATTGGAATTAACTCCAATGAACCCAATTCACGCTTCCGTCATGACTACAGATATGTCTCAGGATGAAAGATTAGCAGACTTTAGGTCGTTCATCCTAGGGACTGCGTATAACATCTTGACTGCTCAGGGTTATAAGATGGATAATCAAGTGCCTTATTTCCATTCATTGTGGGGGCAAGAGCATCATAAATATTCAGACATGCCTGAGCATATTCACAATGACAGCGTACAACTAGTAGGGTTTTACTTTTTAGATTGTCCTGAGAATTCATCTCATTTAGTCGTGCATGACCCACGCTACGGTAAGCGTCAAATAGACCTGCCGCAGGTGGAACCTGGTAAGATTACCATGGCAACTAGCATTATTAACTTCCCGCCACAGCAGGGAATGATGATATTTGCTAACTCATGGTTACCCCACTCATTCAGTCGTCATGCTGGTGATAAACCTTTCAAGTTCATTCACTTTAATATTAGCTTACAACAATTTGTACCCCAAACTACTGGTGCAACTATCGTATGAACAAATACCTAATCCGCTTTAATAAGTCACGTGGGCAAGTAGGTAGAGGTTCAGTAGACCATGTATGGCGTGTGTTTGAGAACGGTAATGAGTTTTTATGCAAGCATATCCGTATTTATGCCCCTGCACATGATGAAAAAGACGGTGAAGACTGGAATATCTGTTGCTACGGTAGCATGGATATAAACAAAGAAACTTCTACTATTACAATTTACGGGCAAGTCGCTAGCCCTGTTTAGCGATATTTAGGAGAATGATAATGGGACAAGACAAAAAGACCCCTATTACTATTGATGATGTAAGCTACAACTTTGAAGATTTAACTCAAGAGCAACAAGCAATGTTTAATCATTGCGTAGATTTAGACCGTAAGATTAGCTCCGCACAGTTTAATCTTGACCAATTAACAGTGGGTAAAAACGCATTTTTCTCATTGCTAAAGCAATCCTTATCAGCTCCTAGTAACCCAGAAACACCTACAACCTAAGGATACATTATGAACTTCCTCAAAGAAATCAGAGCACACTTAGCTTCTTTTGAAACTGAAGCTACTGCAGAAATCCACAAGTTTATTGATTACCTAGAGACTAAATATCAACAGCCACAACCAGCTGTAGTAGTTGCTCCAACGGTAACAATGCCTGCGCCTACTAATCCAGCACCAACTACTTGTGCTCCTACTGCTATCCCTGCTGCAGCGCCAGTAGCTCCAGCTGAACCAGAAGCAACTCCAGAAGCACCAACCGAAGGTGAAGAAAATGGCAACTAAGAACTGGATTGCAGGGGCAATTAAAAAACCTGGAACATTGCGCAAAGAGCTAGGAGTCAAAGAAGGGGAAAAGATTCCTGCAAAAAAGCTCAATGCAGCTGCAAAGAAGCCAGGTAAGATTGGACAACGTGCTAGATTAGCAAAGACTTTAAAGAACTTTTAATATGTCATCCATAGAGAACCAAGTGCACGATACTGATAAGCGACTTTCCGTTCATGAGGCTATTTGTGCTCAACGGTATGAGAGCATTCAGGAGGCATTTGCTAAAGGTATTCAACGTATGCGTAAGATTGAATACCTTCTCTATGCTGCGTTAGTTTCTATTTTCCTTGGACCTAGTTTCATTGTAGACGTGGTTAAGAGTCACTTTTTAAAATGAAATTGCTCAAAGATATCCTGACTGAAGACGACAATCAAACCTATTGCGCTGCAAGGGTTTGTGGGATTATTGCTTTGTTTGGATTTCTAGGTATAGCTTTTGTGCATGTTTACCATGGCAAGGATATTGACTTTTCTGCTTTGGGGATGGGCTTCGGGACAATAC